TCAATAAAGCCATGTCCAACACTCCAGCTGCCTCCGCCCAAAGGGCCGAGGCTAGCGTCCAAACATGGGTCAAATCTCAGCAGCAACTTCACCCCAAACCGGGTCACTTCTCAGCGGCATTCAACACGCCGCCATCAGCCGCGATCCGGCCGAGCCGGTGACGCAGCTGCGCGACGTGACCTGGGCCGGCAAGCTGGTCGAGCATTGCATCGGGACATTGGTGCGTGAAGCCGACCGCTTTGTCGGGGTGAACGATAATGAAGTCCGGCACAAGAAGGCACTCAATGTCATTCGTGACGCAGGCAGCGCCGGCATCACGCGCACGAAGCTGATCGAAAAGACTCATTTCCTGGGTGAGCGCCGGGACGCAGTGTTTCAAGCGCTCTGCGAAAGCGGGCAGATCACGATCGAAATCGTGAAGGGACGGACCAAGCCCACCCAGCTCTATCGCTTTGTGGCGCCTGAGGCGCGTCAGGACGAGCAAATAACCGAAAATCCGGGCGGGGAGCTAAGTCATTGATTTCGCTCCCTCTTATGCGAATAACCGAAAAACCGAATAACCGCGCGGGGGTATATATGTGCGCGCGGGTGGGTGCCGTTCGGTTATTCGGTTATCTCAGTTATTATTTTTTTCTATATATATCATATAGAAGAGAGTCGGTCTGTCCCTACCCGAAACGAGATAACCGAAAGGTTATTTCCTCCCCCTCCCTCGGTGGGGGATTGATGGGTGGGGTGCCATGACCCTCCCAGGCTCTCCGGCGCAGCCGCGCTCGTCCCTCAACCGCGGCACGCGCAGCCCCACCACCACACCCGAGATGGAAGCGCTGCGCCGCCGCGTCTGGCAGCAGCAGGGAGTGGCCTCACTCGCGATCGAGGACATCACCGACCCCTGGCTGCGCCAGGCCGTCCAGAACGAAGCCGTGCGCCGCTGGGGGCCTCGGCAGCAGGAGAAGAACCATGGCCGCTAAGCGCAAGCAGAAACGCACCAAGACGCCGGATACGATGGGCCCATCCCATTGGCGCCTACAGCATGGCGACTTCACGCCGCCGATCCGTGAAGCGGATCCCGAGACCGGGCGACCCGTCCAGCATCGCCGTGCGGTGGATACGCTGGGCATGATGCTGGCCAACGGCACGATCACGCAGGAAATGCACGACGCCGGCGCTACGTTCCGCGCGCTGTTTCACGTGGCCGCGCTGGATGGCGTGACGCGCTCAGCCCTGCTGCGCCAACCTGGAGGCATCAGCGATGACCTCTCCGAACGCAGCCTGGACGCGCGGCGGCGGGTGGCGGCTGCGCTGAATGCGCTGGGTGGGCACGACAGCGCCGCAGGCTCCTGCGCCTGGTATGTCGTTGGGCTGGAGATGTCGGTGCGCGAATGGGCCATGCGCCAGGGCTGGGGCGGACGGCCTGTCCCGCCGCCTCAGGCGCAGGGGATGCTGGTGGCCACGCTCAGCGTGCTGACGGGGCATTTGGGGCTGGTGGGGCGGCAGAGGGCGGCGTGAGCTGCGCCACGACTATGGCCTACCCGCTCAGCTTCCAGTGATACCCGCAGCAGCCACAGTCCGCGCAATGGTCTCTCGTTGCGCGGATAGAAAGCTGGCAAACGAACTCGGGGATGAGCCCATGGGCACAGCACCAAGCGTCGCAAGACGATCACGCACCGCTTGTTGGTTTACAGCGTGCTGCGCCGCTTGATGAAGCCGCGCTACGGCACCTTCCGGAGTACCGGCCGGAACAAACAAACCATTCCACTCCTGGAAAACAAAGCCTGGCACTGCCCCTTCGTTGGCTGTGGGAACATCTGGCAGAGATGCCATTCGTTCAGGGCTCAGTATGCCAAGGGGTATGATCTTTCCTTCTCGGGCAAGCGCGACCGTCGAACCCGCAGTCACGACTGCGAATGCTAGGTTGCCAGACATCACATCCTGCAACGCTGGTGCAGCACCACGGTACGGCACGTGAGTAGCGCGAACGCCCGCTTGCCGAAGCAGGCTTTCAGCCGCGATGTGAGGGCCCGTTCCATTGCCCGACGAGCCATATGAAAAATCTGCGCCGGGCTGCTTCAGTCGCTCAAGCAGCTGTACGAGCGAACGGATAGGTAAATTCGGATTACCAACAACAATGATCGGTTGGCTCACGACCAACGAGACAGGGGCAAAGGCGCGCGCGTAATCGAAGGATAAATCACGGATCAAAAGCGGATTGATCACGTGCCCCAAAGCATCGAGAAGAAGCGTATGCCCATCGGGTTGAGCCTGTGCGGCAGCGGCAGCACCGATCGAACCACCAGCTCCGGCTCGGTTTTCCACCACGACCGACTGCCCGAGAACTTCAGACATCGGACCGGCAATCAGACGTGCGACCGTGTCGATTCCGCCACCTGGTGGGTAAGGTGCAATGATACGCACTGAACGGCTTGGGAAGCTTTGAGATTGGCTCAGGGCGGGCGTGGCAAGAGCCGGAGCACTTACAAGCAAGGCAACCATTGATCGACGGTTCAGCATTGGAAAAAACTCCTGCTCATCAAAGCTTCTTGGGCCATTGGAGGGCAGACCGTAGATGCGGTAGCGCTTTGTCGCAATCCCGAGAGATCATGGAAGGCGGCGAATACTCGTAGCCTTTCCGCATTTTTCATGGGACGTCATAATGTCCTCCCACGTTCCAGCTTTGCCTCGGCATCAAAAAAATCATGATCAGCGAAAACAAAGGTAGTTCAGCGAAAGATTGTCGTGTTGCACAGCGGAATTCGCTTCAGCTATTATGCCTTCACCTTAAAGAATTGTGATCGCGACTGATCGTGAGGTCTTCGCAGGTCACGGTCCTGAAGGCCAGAGAGGAATAGCGAAACCAAGAGTGAACCTGATGGTTCCTTCCTGGCCATGTCGTATGCGGGGGGCGGAAGCGCCCGACCCCCCTAGCGTCAGAATAAAAATATGGGTTGCAGTTTGCACCATAGCGACGTGAATTCAATGACTTAGGTGCAAACCTAGGCCCCTCAGGTTTGCACTTGGTTTGCACCCTTTCGACGTGATTTCAGCAGCTTAACTGCAAACCATCACCCAACCCTTCCCGGATACCCCCCATGACGCTTCCCTGGATGGCCGAGCGGATCCAACTCCGCGCGATTGCATCGCTGCGCCCGCATGCCGGCAATGCGCGCGTGCATGACGCGGCCCAGCTCGCGCAAATCATGGCCAGCATGCAGGCCTTCGGCTTCACCAATCCACTGCTGGTCGACGAGGATGGAGTGCTGATCGCGGGCCATGGCCGCTTGGCGGCGGCGGAAGCGCTCGGCATCGCCAAGGTGCCGGTGATCGTCCTGAAGCACTTGGCACCCGCGCAGAAGGAAGCGCTGCGGCTTGCTGATAATCGCATCGCAGAGAACGCCACCTGCGTGCTGCCTGGAAGGTCCTCCGGGGTTACGCGGCCGCGCAGGAGAACCGTGCCTCGACCTGGTCGCCCTCGGGCGGTAGCGCGAATGGTGAGGTCGGCATGGCCGCTGCCAGTGTCGCAAGGCGCGCGCGCGACGCCGTGCGCAATGATCCCTATGCCGCGCGTATTGTGGATCTCTGGACCGGCAATGCGGTCGGTGCGGGTATTACGACGCGTTGGCCAGAGACAGTGCATCGCAACGCCTGGCAGGCCTGGGCGGATAGCACCGCATGCGACGCCGAGGGCAAGCTTGATCTCTATGGCCTGCAGGCGCTGGCCATGCGTACCGTCGTCGAAAGCGGCGAATGCTTCATCCGGCTGCTGACCGTGCCTACATCGCCGCGAAACCCGATCGGCCTCAGCTTGCAGGTGCTGGAAAGCGATCACCTGGATACCGCGCGCAATGGCGTGGTGAATGGCGCACCGACCATCCAGGGCATCGCCCTTGGATCGCCAGGCGGGCCGATTGGATACTGGCTTTTCCCAACCCATCCCGGCGCCTGGATGCTGCCGGGTGTGCGGTTGGCGAGTGAATTCATCCCCGCGCGGGATGTGCTGCACGTGTTTCGCAAGCGCCGGCCTGGGCAATTGCGCGACGTCTCCTGGCTTGCGCCCGTGCTGCTTCGGTTGCGTGATCTTGGCGATTACGAAGCCGCGCTGCTGATGAAGGCCAAGATCGAAGCGTGCCTCGCTGCCGTGGTGACTGATGATGGCGAGGAAACGCTGACCAAACCAAGCGACGCCAACCCTGGCCTGCTGCGCGATGCGCAAGGCCGCGCGGTGGAAAGCTTTGAGCCTGGGATGATTCTCTACCGGCGTGGCCAGGGTGATGTGAGTGTGGTGAACCCCTCCGGCGGTGGGTCGCATACCGCCTTTGCGCGACGCTCGCTTGAAGCCGCTGCTGTTGGTGCGGGCCTCACCTATGACCAGGTCTCCGGCGATCTGACCCAGGCGAATTACTCCAGCCTCCGCGCCGGCAAGATCGAATTCCGCCGGCTTTGCGAACAGATGCAATACGGCATGCTGATCCCGATGCTGGTGCGGCCTATCGCCGAGCGCTTTCACGCCCAAGGCGCACTGCTCGGGCTTTGGGGCGATGTGATGCCGAAGGGCGTCGCGCATGTGCCGCCAGCGCATGAAATGATTGACCCGCTGAAAGACACCACTGCGCTGATCGCCCAGGTACGTGCCGGCTTTGTGCCGCAGCCCGAGGCCGCCGGCGCCTTTGGCTATGATTTCCGCTCGGCGGTCGAGATGATCCGCGAAGCCAATGCTGCGCTGGATGCCGCGGGCATTTCGCTTGATACCGATCCAAGGCGTGTCGCCAAATCAGGTGGCGCGCAGGACGCGGCGCAAATGGCCGCGGTGGAAATCGCCGCGACCGGCGCGGCCGGGACACCAGCGCCAACGCCGCCAGACACCCCCACAGCATAGGGCTCACCATGACCGAAACCACCGAACCGGGCGGGAGCGATCCCACGCCGGCTGATCCCGCTTTGCCCGATCGACTTCCCGCCGATGGGCAATCGATCACCGCCCGCCGTGCCATCACCGCACCCGCCACCGTGGATCGCACTGCCCGCACGGTGGAGGTCGTCTGGTCCACTGGCGCAAGGGCGCGCAATTTTGTGCCATCGCTGGGCGGCATTACCGAGGAATTGGATATGTCGCCCAATGCGGTGCGCATGGCGCAACTCGGCTCTGGCAATGCGCCGGTGCTGAATACGCACCGCAGCAGCGATGCTCGTGATGTGCTCGGGCGCGTGATTGCCGCACGGCTTGAAGGCGGGCGCGGTCATGCGCGGCTGCAATTCTCTGCGGCTGCTGATGTGGAACCGCTCTGGCAGCGCATTGCCGATGGCACGCTGCGCGCCGTCAGCATTGGCTATCGCGTGCATCGCTATGACCAACGACCCGATCCGGTGAGCGGCGAGATGATCTACCGCGCCGTGGATTGGGAACCCTTTGAGATTTCGATCGTGCCCATCCCGGTTGATCGGGATGCGCAAGTGCGAGGCGCGGCGCCGCAGGGCGCGCCGTCCTTCGCCATTGAACCTGCCCTGGCTGATGAGGACCATTCCATGACCGAGACGACGCCGGAAACCCCGGCAGCCCCTTCGGCGCCGCCCGCCGCGTCGCCGCCCGCAACCCCCACGGTGGAAGCGCCGCCTGATCTTGAAGCTTTGCGCAGTGAGGCACAGCGCGCCGAGCGTGAGCGTATCTCCGGCATTGATGGCGCTATCGAAGCCGCACGCGCCCTGGTCGGCACCGAGACCGCCGCGCATATCCGGCGCGAGGCTGTCGAGCGTGGCTGGCACCCGGATCAGGCGCGCCGCTCGCTATTCGACGCCATGGTGAAAAGCGCCGCACCGCCTGCCATCCCGGCGCGCCCGGAAACCGGGCCCGGGCATGACTCGCCATCCGAAATTCTGGACGCCATGGCGGAAGCATTGGCCGCGCGCAGCATGCCTGGCTACCAGCCCCAAGGCACCGGGCGGCACGCCGAATTCATGGGCTGGCGGCCTTCGGACATGATCGGCGAATTGCTGCGCGTCCGCGGTGAACGCAATGTACCGCGCAACCCGACGCTGTTGGCCGAGCGTGCGTTCCACACCACCTCCGACTTTCCCCTGCTGCTCTCGGCGGCAGCGAACAAGATGCTGCTCGCGGCCTATCAGCCGGCGGCACCGAGCTATCGGCAGATCTTCCTTCGGCGCGATTTCCGCGACTTCAAGCCGCACCGCCATCTGCGCGTTGGGGATTTCCCGACGTTGATGCCGCTGATGGAGAATGGCGAGATCCAGGCTGGCACCATGTCGGAAAGCCAGGAAATCGTCCTGCTGCAAACCTTCGCCAGGCGCATTCGTGTGACGCGGCCCATGCTGGTGAATGATGACCTTGGCGCCTTTACGGACTTCGCCGCCGCCATTGGTCGGCGCGTGGCGGATTTCGAGAATGCCACCGCCTATGCGCTGCTCAACCAGGCCAATGGCGATGGGCCGACACTGACCAATGGCCCTGCGGCGGTATTCGGCACGGGTGCAGCGCGATTGAATAAGGCGGCGGCGGGCAGTGCTCTGGACATCAACAACCTTGCCAATGGTCGCGCTGCGATCCTGCGGCAAAAGACGCTGGATGGCCTGCCGATTTCCGTCGGCAATGCCATGAAGCTGCTGGTGGGTCCGAGCCTTGAATTGCCTGCGCGGCAATTGACGGTGAGTGTCGGCGCCACGCAAATCAGCCACGCCAATATCTATGCCGGCTTTGTCCAGCCGCTGGTCGAACCGCTGATCCCGAATAATCGCTGGTACCTGTTTGCCGATCCGCCGACCGCGCCGGTCTATGTCTATGGCTATCTGAATGGCGCTGAGGGACCGCAGGTGACCACCGGCCCGGTCTCCGGCGTGGATGGTGTCGAGGTCAGTGTGATCTTCGACTTCGGCGTTGGTGCCATTGATTGGCGCGGGGCCTGGTTCAATCCGGGCGTGTGATCATTCCAAACCCCTTTCATCATCGCAATTTCGCAACGGGCGTCCTTCGGGGCGCCTGTTGCGTTTCAGGAGGTTCATTTCATGCGTAACTTCATCCAGCCAGGCAATAGCTTGGCCATTGCCGTGCCCTATGCAACCGGTGTTTCCGCCGGTCAGGGCGTCTTGGTCGGCGCGCTGTTTGGCGTAGCTGCCGTGGACGGCGTGCAGAACGCCATGATCGAGGCGCAGACCATGGGCGTATTTGATCTCACCAAGGAACCGGCGCTCGCCATCGCTGCCGGGGTGCGGATGTTCTGGGACAATACCAACCGGCGCATCACCGCGACCGCCGCCGGCAATTTCCAGGTGGGCATCGCAACCCTGGCGGCGCTGGCTGCCGATGCCACGGTTCGCGTCTGGCTCAACCGCGTTCCGGCGGCGGGGGCGTGAACATGACGAAACTGATGGCGCGTGACCATGAACGCATGCAAGGCGTGCATCCCCATCTGGTGCGCGTGGTGATCGAGGCGCGCAAGGCCGCCCCCTTCATTGTGCTGGAGGGGCTGCGGTCCCGCGAAAGGCAAGCCAAGCTTGTCGCGCTTGGTGCCTCGCGCACCATGAACAGCCGGCACCTGACGGGCCATGCCGTCGATCTCGGCTATTGGCTTGATGACGGTGATGGCGTGCCGGAGAATGGCGAAATCCGCTGGGATTGATGGGGTGGACGGCCCCCATTTTACGGCATCACGTGCCAAAGTGAGGGCGTCTTGGAATAACCCTACGGAACAGGAGCCGTCCGCCATGAACGT